TCTGTATTGGATCAGTACCATTTGAACAAATTATATTATCGCCAAATTGTGTAAAGCTCCAAAAATCTCTTGAGCCTTCTGTTGTCTTAGAGTTATAACCACCAGACTTTGATATATCAGAAAAAGCCAAACCAGACATTCTATATAGTTTGCTTTGGTCTCCTGCATAGTTTGTTGTTCCATCATCGCCAATACTAGAAAATAATCCAGTTGCATTATTTGTTAATGCGTTAGAACTTAAAGCTGTAAAACTAGGAAACGATTTATAACCAACTGCTAGAGGAATAACATTATCAACTTGTATTGATCCTGTATTCTCATAAGTTGGCAAATCTGCTTGTAGTTGTCCAAATTGTATGTCTGGCATTACACCACCATTTTAGCTGACATCATCAAAGGAGCAGACGATGTTCTACCTCTTTGTGCTGACTCATTAGCTGTCATAACTCCTTCTTTATATAAAGCTGCCCAAACTTGTAATCGTTCATCATTCATTAAAAATGGCTCACTCTCTGCTAGACAAGCATATAAATATAAATCTGGAAAATTTGTTAAAATCAGATTATCTGCATTCGTTGATGACAAGCCTGTTGGTCTTTTAAAAAATCCTAATTCTAAAACTTTAGCTGCATCTGGTTGCATACCTAAATAAATTTTACTACCAACAATAGTATAGTGTGTTGGACTACCAGAGCCTTCTCCTGCATTATACACTCGCATAAAATCTGGAGGTGCAAGATAAGTTAAAAATGTATAAGGACTTGTTTGTAAAGCTGCATATCGCATCTCAAGATAACCTGTTGGCAAATCATACGACTGAGTTCCAGAAACAGTTGTAATTGATGTATCAATAGTTTCCATTTCTCTAAGTCTAAGATCTCTTGCCATACGAGACTCAGCTAAATCAATAAATGTATCAAGATAAGATGATAAATCTGTCCTGTTTAAATATGATGCTATCTCGTTCTTGAGAGTAGTATATGAAGTTAAAGCCATTATATATTTCCATTATAAGTTTTAAAAAATCTGTTGTCTGGATCATTAAGCCATTTTTTAAATGCTTCTTTATCCTTAATGCCACCTGCTTGATTCATAATTCCTTTTTGTGCTAATTGTTGCACAACAACTAAAGGAATAGAAGCAACCTTCGTCATTCCTGCGTGTTTACCTAACTCGCCTTTAAACTTTAGTGCATCATTACCTAAATTAGACTCTTTTTTATTCATGTCTATTAAAGGCTCAACATCCTGCACATCTTCAAAGTGATATTTATTTTCACTTTCGTCAATGTGCATTCTTGTTTTTAAAGTTGATGCACTATTTGTATCGTCTATCCAAAGTTTTTTTGTCATACCATCTCGGTTGCGTACAAACTGCCACTTGTAGATGCTTCTCTGATAGCTCCAATTTTATCGCCACCACTTACTTTGATAAAAATAACTTCATCTTTTGGTAAATAAGATCCTCCATTAACAGTTGCAGTTGGAGATGATGCAACAACAAAATGACATCCTGCTGTTTTTGCACATAACATTACATAACTTGTGTCTGCACTAAAAGCAGTTGTGTTTGCTACTGACGAATCAGTAAAATCAATTTTATGTATTGTTTTTGGTCTG